TGAAGATCTTTCTTCAATACCAAGTGGTGGCGTTAGTGTAATATATACTAATAAGCCACAGTGGACTTCAACATTGGACGGAGGTAATTTCTGATAGATGGAAAATCAAAGTGAAGTTGATGTTAATGTTTTGATGAAATTATATCATACAAAACTATCACAAGTTACAAATCAGAATGTATTATTAGAGGCAAAGTTAACTACTTTGACCAATGATTACAAAGAGCATATTGAATCTTTACTAGAGGAAAATGCCAACTTGAAGCAAAAGTTAGAAGAAAAAACTAAGTAATATGGCAAAACCATCAACTAGACAGGGATTGATTGACTACTGTCTCCGCCAGTTAGGAGCACCAGTATTAGAAATTAACGTTGATGACGATCAAATCGATGATCTAGTTGATGATGCCATTCAATATTTCAATGAGCGTCATTATGACGGCGTTGAAAAAATGTATTTGAAATATCAAATATCTCAAGGAGATATTGATAGGGGAAGAGGTCTTTCTTCTACAGGATCTAATACCGTTGATCCAAAAACAGGAGTTGGTATTGTAACTACTACAGCAACTTCTACTGGTATTGCAGCAACAACGTTTAGTTTTTACGAAAACTCAAACTTTATTCAAGTTCCAGATTCTGTTATTGGTGTCGAAAGAATCTTTAGATTTGATACCAGTTCAATATCTGGTGGAATGTTTAGCATTAAGTATCAACTGTTTTTGAATGACCTTTACTATTTCAACTCAGTTGAACTCTTACAATATTCAATGACAAAATCATATCTTGAAGATATTGATTTTCTTTTAACCACGGATAAGCAAATACGATTTAACAAGAGACAAGATCGTTTATATCTCGATATTGACTGGGGATCTCAAAGTGTAGGTAACTACCTCGTTCTTGAGTGTTATAGAGCATTGGATCCTTCATCATTTACGCAGATTTATAATGATAGTTTTATGAAAATGTATCTCACTGCGTTGATTAAGAGACAGTGGGGAAGAAATCTCAGTAAGTTCAGGGGTGTTAAACTTCCTGGTGGCATTGAGTTAAATGGTGGGGAGATTCTACAACAAGCAGAACAGGAACTCAGTGACATCAAATCAAGAATGTCAATGGAGTACGAACTTCCACCCCTCGACTTTATTGGATAATGGCACTTAATCCGTTTTTTCTACAGGGTACTGCTTCTGAACAGAGACTTGTTCAGGACTTGGTGAATGAGCACCTGAGGTTTCATGGTATAGAAGTCATTTACATACCCAGAAAATATGTAAATAAAAAAACTATTATTGAGGAAGTTCAATCATCAAGATTTGATGATAACTTTGCAATTGAAGCATATGTAAACACGTATGATGGTTACGGCGGAGCAGGAGATATTTTAACCAAGTTTGGTGTAAGTGTACGTGATGAACTCATATTGACTCTTTCCAAAGAAAGATTCGAAGATTTCATCGCCCCATTTATGGCAGGTATTGATGATGGAACAGATGCCAGTGTGTTACCAACACCAACAAGACCAAGAGAAGGAGACTTGGTATATTTTCCTCTTGGAGAAAGATTATTCGAAGTTAAGTTTGTAGAGCACGAAAATCCCTTCTTCCAACTTGGCAAAAACTATGTTTATGAACTGAAATGTGAACTCTTTGAATATGAAGATGAGATTATTGATACCTCACTTGAAGAGATTGATCTGCAGGTTCAAGATGTTGGATATATAACAACTCTTCAACTTATTGGTGTTGGTAGGACTGCTACTGCAGTTGCTCTTATTCAAGGAACAGTTCCTAGTGGATATATTGACAAAATTTATTTAAATAATGATGGATCTGGATATACATCAGCACCAACAATATCAATAACAGCATCACCAACTGGTCAAGTTGGCGATAACGCCACTGCGGTTGGATTTATAACCACAAGAGGTGGAGTAACTTCAGTTGAAAAGATTCTTCTAACAAATGCTGGTGCTGGATACACTGCTGCACCAACTATTACAATCAGTGGTGGTGGCGGTGTTGGTGCCGCAGCAACTGCATCAGTTATAACCACAGGTCAAGGTGTCATAAGATTCTCAATGACTGATAATGGTGTTGGATATAGCACAGCACCAGTCGTTACGGTTGCTGGTCCACCATCAAGTGGTATTGCAAAAACTGCCGTTGGTATTGCTTCTCTTGGTGTTGATGGAACAGATAATGTTATTAAAGCAATCTATGTTTCCGATCCAGGAAGAGGATATAGTTCAGCACCAACTGTTACCATTTCCGATCCAGAGGCATTATCTGCTGGTCTTGGTACTTATTACTTTAATGAAGTTGTTTATGGATCTAGATCTCAGACACACGCAAGAGTTAAGGAATGGGATGAAGATACCAAGATACTTAAGGTTTCCAATGTAAGTATCGGATCAACCCAACTTGGATTCTATCCAGGAGAAACGATTATTGGAAAAGAATCTGGAGCATCATATCCACTCGTTGTTCATACACAGAACGATATTTATGATAAATACACTGAAAATGATGAGTTTGAAACTTTGGCAGACAATATTATAGACTTCAGCGAATCAAATCCATTTGGTACATACTAATGCTAGGAACATATTATTATCACGAGATAATCAGAAAAACAATTATATCATTTGGAACATTGTTCAATGATATTCACATCCGCCACCAAGATCAGAGTGGAAATGATATTAGTGATATAAAAGTTCCTCTTGCATATGGTCCAAGTCAAAAGTTCTTAGCAAGAATCACTCAGCAACCAGAACTGAACAAACCAGTTCAGATTACCTTGCCAAGGATGTCTTTTGAAATGACATCCATTCAATACGATCCAACTAGAAAATCAAGTTTAGTTCAAACTTTTAAAACTTGTGATAATGGTGGAAAGGTTAAAAAAGTTTTTATGCCTGTTCCATATAACATTGGATTTGAGTTAAATATTCTTTCAAAACTCAATGATGATTCATTACAAGTATTAGAACAAATACTGCCATATTTTCAACCACACTTCAATCTAACTGTAGATTTGATTGATTCTATTGGTGAGAAAAGAGACATTCCCATTGTTTTAGAATCAGTTAATTTCCAAGATGATTATGAAGGAAATTTTGATACTAGAAGAGCACTCATACATACATTAAGATTTACTGCAAAAACTTATCTCTTCGGTCCCATCGCAGATAGTAGTGATGGACTTATCCGTAAGGTTCAGGTTGATATGTACACCAGTACAGATACTGCAACTGCCAAGCGTGAAATGAGATATACAGTCACACCAAAAGCACTTGAAGATAAAAATAATGATGGTGTGATTAATGCAACAGATCACGCTCTTCTTCAACCAGGTGATAACTTTGGATTTGATGAAGAATGGACTTATTTCGGTGACGGAAAAGAATATAGTCCAACTCGCCAAACTGATATTCCATAATAACCATGCCAGATAGTTATGATTCCATTGACAAGGCACTCAATATTGAGAGTAGCATTGTTGAAGTAGAACCTGCAGAAATCAAAAAACCACCGATTCCTGCAGAAAAAACTGATATTAAAAAAGATTATGAATATACCCGCGCTAACTTATATTCTCTTATAGAAAAGGGACAGGAAGCAATTAATGGCATTATGGAACTTGCAGGAGAAAGTGCAAGTCCTAGAGCATATGAAGTTGCTGGTCAGTTAATTAAAAGTGTTGCAGATACAACTGATAAGTTGGCAGATCTTCAGAAAAAACTAAAAGATCTTGAAGAAGATAGTGTTAAAGGTCCAAATAATGTAACAAACAACGCTTTGTTTGTTGGATCAACATCAGAGTTATCAAAACTGTTGAAGCAAGGTTTTCTAAATAATAATAAGTCTGAATAATATTAGTCGGAATGGCTAAGAAGTCTTGTAAGAAAGGTTATTACTGGTGTCGCACTGATGAAAAGTGCAAGAAGATCCCTAAGGGATGGCATGTAATGCCTACAGGATACTTAATGCGCGATAGTGAAAAGCATAGTGACGAAGAGGAGACCAAGAAGAAAAATGGCAATGGTACAAATGGCAATGGAAATGGGAATGGGGACTCTTCTGGGAGCTCTGATGGCGGAGGAGTATCGGAAGGTTGGAGCGCAAAGTACAAAAGGTCAATCGATTGCGATAATCCAAAAGGATTCTCTCAGCGAGCACATTGCCAAGGAAGAAAGAAAGTGAACGAAGCAAAAGGTTATGAAGGAGACCACGAAGTCTCAATGGCACAATCTCAGTTGAAAAAATCTGAGAAAAATATTAAGTTATTAAGAAGGATACTCGGCAAAAAGGAAAAAAACATTCCCGCTTGGGTTCAGGCAAAGATTACTGATACTGAACACAATACCGATGCTGCTGCTGGGTATATGGATGAAGCAAAGAAGTGCTGGAAGGGATATGAAAAGAAAGGAACTCAAAAACTTTTCGGCAAGTCTTATAACCGTTGCGTAAAAAAAGAAGAAACCTGCCCCATTTGTAATGAAGATCCTTGCCAATGCTTAGAGGGAACTATTAATGAAGCGAGAAAGAGTGGTGATTATTCTCTGCGTGACTGGTTTAGCAAGAGTCGCGCTTCTGATGGCACCCCTGGTTGGGTTCAACTGGGTGGCAAATATGCAGGAAAACCCTGCGCCAAACAACCAGGACAAAAAACTAAACCAAAGTGCGGATCCTCCAAAATGGCATCCGAACTAAACGATAAGGAAGAAGAATCTGCATTCCGTCGTAAAAATCTCCAAGATAAAAATCCAAACCGTAGAGGAAAGGCAAAGAACGTGGCAACCGAAAAGAAAAAGAACTTAAACGCATCCTATTCTAACTGGAGAGTAGAGTTAGAAGATTTAAATGAGTTCCTAGGTGGAAAACCTGGTGATGGATACATTGGTCATCCAAATCTGGATATTAAGAATCCTTTTGCCAAAAAACAAACTAAAAAAGAAGTATTACCAGGTTCAAGAGGTGGTGGTTTAATTCAAAGAACTGGTGCAGGGATTGGTGATGTGAGAATGCGCCAAAACGCAGAAATTCAAAGATTGCTAAGACAATCCAACGAACTAGAAGGCGAAATGGTTTCTGAAGGTGATACTCCTCGCGGAAAAAAACCAAAGGTGGGGGATACAATTACGGCAGATATGACTCAACCACCAAAAAAACCATCCAAATGGGGTATTGGTCCAGAACTGAAAGGACCAGAAAAGCCCCTTAAAGAAGGCAAAAAGGATGCTTGTTACCATAAGGTTAAGTCACGCTATAAGATTTGGCCAAGTGCATATGCATCGGGTGCATTAGTCAAGTGCCGTAAAGTTGGTGCTGCTAACTGGGGCAATACATCTGAAGGGTATATCCTAGAGTTTGCTTCTAGAAGAACTATAGAAAGAATGAGGCGTGAAGCGGGTGGATCATCCTCATCAACTACTGGTAAAAATCTTCCACCAGCTCCTGGATCAATAAATCCAACAACTGGAGAAAGAAGACCAGCATCTCCATTAAAAAAAGTCAAAGAAGGTTATGAGTTTTCTAACTGGAGAGATGATTTTCAGGCACTTGAATTTGAAACCATAAACATTATTGAAGCAAAACCACTTAAAGATAAAAAGGACGCTTGCAAAGGCAAACCAAAGCGTTGGCAAGATAGCGACTGTGACGGTAAGTGGTATGAGAAAGGTGAAGATGTAAAAGAAGACTGGCAATCAGTCAATCGTAAAGATAAGACTGATGGTATGAGTCAGAAGGCAGTCAATGCATATAAGCGTGAGAATCCAGGTTCAAAGTTACAAACTGCTGTGACTGAAAAGAACCCAACTGGTAAGAGAGCAGATAGACGCAAGAATTTCTGTTCTCGCTCCAATGGTCAGAGAAAGATGCACAACATCGATTGCTCTAAGACCCCAGACAAAAAAATCTGTAAAGCACGCAAACGCTGGAGATGCTGATGAAAAGTTTTCAACAATTCTTACAAGAAAGTATCACCATCAATGGTGACTTTAATGGAACCCTCAATGTAGGGGGTTCCCAACCAGAACAACAGCAAGAATCATTCTCTGCCGATATTGTCTGGGAGGGAAAGATCTATCGCCTTGAAGTTGAAGGTAGTATGATGAGTAGAACTGAATTAGCAGAACATATTCAGGGAGAATATCCTGGTGCTGTTGTTCAAAATGTTTATCCTAGTTCAACACAATCAAAAATCAAAAGCGCACAAAGATACAGACCAGAAAGATTATCTTGGAGTGACTAATGGCACAGTGGAATAAGGATACACAAGCATATCTAAATCAAACAAAGACAAACTTTGAAGTTTATATGTGTGCCGATAAGTACGGCAACATTGGTGCTTGTGGTGGAGATACTCAGTTTGACTTGAATGTCGCTGCAGGTATCACCACTCAGATTGCAAATGTCCATAAGTTTGGTGCAGTAGTAACTACTGCAGCAACTTACGATACTGTGTGGTCTGCTGGTGGTGCTTATACATTCCCATCTTTTGCAG